TTTTCACCGTCTTTAGTTTAACGCCAAAGCCGATGGCTGGAAAAATGCGTTCATATGAGGATGTACCATGTCTATGCCTAGACATGGGTTTGTTTGAGTGAGTTTTATTAATGTAAAATAACACAAAGCGAGACCCTATGACATATAGATCTCTTCAACGTATTCCACGAATTAATCAAGCCGTGTGTTACCCAACCTAATTGGTTGTATGTACTTTCAACAGTACAGGAATAATATCTATAGTTGAAAACCACGAATAGGGCTATAGATATGGTCGCTTCGGTGATATACTCTACCATCACCAAGTTTAATAATAACTTCCATCTAGTTTACCGTCCTAGATTTGTAATTGCTTGATTTTTACATCTGCACTAACAGCACAACTCTGCTAAGAGTTATGTTAAGATATTCAGTCTTAAATACTTTTACAGCTCCCGCCGTATTTGCACATATTAATCCCTAATAGCCCTACTTACACCATGGTGCGATTTCGGACGTGGAACAGGATTAATACGAAGTATCTTGTAGCCCCACAAGCTTGTCAAGGTTTGCAACCTTAATTATGGGAGGTTTTATGGCTCTTAGTGCGCCTGGGTTTTCTACCTCCAACCCTATATCATTATTCTCTTACCCCGAAGGGCACAGACCCAAAAAAGAAAGGTTCGTGTTTATTCGTTTCGCACCTCAATCAAGAGGGAAAGGAAAAACGGTCTGAGTTGGCAGTACAGAGAATACATTACTGCCACATTATAGAAGGGGTTTGATCTTTGAGTGGCCTACAACATTTACAGATCTGTACTCGTATCACGTATTGGTGTTGTCTTGAGGAGGAACGCAGTGAGTCCTCAATCATAATCTCGTCTCACGCAGTGAGACACCATTGTTTGTAGTGAGCGAGCGAGAAACCTTAAAGCAAACGTCTCGCATTAGCGAGCGCCGAACGCAGTGAGGTGAGTGACACAACTTGTTGTGTGCTTTAAAGTTTCGAGCGAAGCGAGATACTCATCATACCGTCGAGCGTAAGCGAGACACCTTTTATGAACGCAACCGTAGGATTGCGTGAGTAAAAAAAAGCCGTACCTGATCAAATGGTACGGCTCTTAATTAATGTGGGCAATCCACTGCGTGTTGTAGGTCTACACGGCTACACCTTGATTAAAAAAAGCCACCCCAATGAAGGGATGGCTTTAGGTTATTGGGAATAGGCTGTCTCACGCCCGTGTTCTTTATAGACGGTCACGGGCACACGTCTCGAAGCGTCGTTCGTAGTCCTAGACTACGTCGGGCTCAGTATCAGACTCGTCTTCGTCGTAGAAGTCGAACTCAGAACTGTCCACCGCAATGAGCATCCCTTTTTCAAGGGACTCAAGTACGGACTTAACGTCGTACAGGCTAAGGGTATAGCCCGACGTAAAGTCGTGTGCACAGTCTGACACGTCATGATCGTCAGCTTGAGGTTTGAACGAGATAATCACGTAGTGATTATGGTTCTTGCTCTCAAGAATGACAGGAGTATCCGAAGGTACGCCGTCGTTCTTGTAGCTGGCAGTCTTGAAGTGCCTGATAAAGCCTTTTACGACAGGAGAATCTTTAAAATTCACTGGCATAAAGCTTTAGCTTTGGAATAGAGAGGAACCCAATGGGGGTACTTCTGTCCAAACTTTAGAAGGGGTTCGATGTTTATGGTCCCCTACTCAACCGAATTTTTTCACATTATTTTTTTATTTTTATTTTTTTTTCTAACTTGCGGAAGTAACCACTGATACTTGAAAATATATTCAAGGATACCTCTCCAGGAAAACAAAATGGTGTAATGAAGAGAGGCCACTACGTCTCAGATCTATTTATTTAAACAAAAATCCCTGGTGGATTCTTAGCGGCAGTTGAAAGAGTCGTTGAGTTTTGGGAAATTCATGGCCGCAAAATTTGAGGGAGGGAATAAGGCGGTCTGACTTGTTGGGATATGAATGAAGATTTTACTAAAATGTTAGATAGGCTTACCGCAGGTATATTTTTTCTTATCTGTATAGCAGCCATTGCAGGTTGTTAATTATTATTTTTTGATAATATTTCTTATTATGCTCAATTATTGTATATTTGTGATATAGCATAATGGAATCTATTATGAAAAGAGTCAAGAACGAAGTAGTTAAAGCAACAGACTTCTATCCTAAATACTTAAAACTAATCAATGTAATTCTTCCTCATCCTTTAACTCAGAAAGAGATAGAGGTGTTAAGTGCATTCATGGAACTCAAGGGTGATTTAGTTGAAAGCAATAGGTTTGGCACTGAAGCTCGAAGGCTTATAAGGAACAAGTTCGGTTTCAAGACACATTCTAATATAGATAACTATATAAAGTATTTTAAAACAAAGGGAATATTGGTAAAGAACGATCAAACAGGATTACTGGAGATGAATAAGGTAGTATCTGTTCCAAATGGGGAAGAAGAGATAGAGTTAGTATTTCGATTTAGAATAGATCATGGAAATAATGAAGAAAGTAATTAAAGAGATAAGTGAAGAAACTGGTACTCCTATAGATATTGTGGAAGCTGCAGCCAAAGCTCAATTTGGATATGCAAGAAAGGTTATGCAGGAGGGTGAGATGCATGATGTCTTACTACATGGTCTTGGAAGATTCAAAGTAAAGAATGGAAGATTAAATCATATAATAAAGAACTTAATTAAGAGGATAAAGAAAGGGTATGTAAAACGTGATGAAGGAATGAAAAGACTAGCAGAGTTATGGAAGATAAAACAAAAGAGAATAAAGCGGTAATTAATATACTAACGGTATTGAAGGCTAAGGCCCATTGGGTTACTAAGCTAAGAAAACAGAAATATGTGGTAATGGGAATGGTAGAAGATTGGTATGAGATGCCAATCCAAAATCAGTGGGAAGAGCTCAATAAGGAGTTAACAAAGTATAATGAGATAGAGAATTTAGTTAATTTTTTAAATAAACAAACATAATTATGGCAACTGAGACAAAAGCACCCCCTATAGCAAATACAAATGGGGCACAAGATGAATTAAAGATGAAGCAGATGGCATTTCAGGGAGAGATGATGATGAGAACTGCAAATCTATTGATGCAAGGACTTTCTATAGGAGGAGAACAAGTAGAACCTCTCTTTGATAAAGAGAAAAGAGCTATATTAGAAGAAAAACTATATGGTATTCTGAAGATTCTATAATGAAAACAGGAAAAACAATAGCCTTATTAGGCGTATTAATATATATATTTTCATGCAGTGGTGAGCATGCAACTGAAGAGGAATCGGCTACAACTGATTCCTCGGCAGTTGTTAAAGTTGATAGTATAAAAGGAGATACAGCCTTTATAGAAGAGGATGTATCGAGGCCCTAGCATTATGCGTTATGACAAAGACACCGATGAAGAGTTAAAGATCACTTTCTGCAGGACATGTAAGACTTGTCCTTCCGTTGAGATCAGAGTAGACAGTAAGGAAGTTATTATCGGAGGGGAGAAAGAAGGAATATGTAGATTTGATAAAGAAGAATTTGAAATGTTGGTAGAGGCTGCTAAAAGCGGTGTCTTCGACAAGTATTTTAATAATTAAAATTTTTAATAATGGCAAGAGTAAAAATAGGTCACAAAACAACAACTTTGATTAGAACTAAAGTTGTAGGAGATGTCAATAATGATGGCACAGTTGATGAAAAGGATCTTTCTATTGTACATAAAGAGTACCAGAAAGCCAAATCTAAGACTAAGAAAAAACCAGCTCCGAAAAAGGCAGCTCCTAAAGCTAAAGCTAAAGCTCCAGCAAAAAAGAAAGCACCCGCTAAAAAGAAAAAGTAGTGGGCATAATAGGGGATGTTGCAGATGGATGGGGAAATTATCTTAAAGCTATTAAGTGGAAAGATAAAGCTGATCCTGAAATTGAAAAAGTAGCTACTGAGAGAGCGGAGATATGTAGAGAATGTCCTGAGCTTGAAGAGTCAGGATTGTTTTCTTTTGTAGAACGTATTATTACTAATGCAACTACGGGAGATAAAGTTCATAGGAGAACTAAAGTAATAGTAGATCCTGTAGATGCTAAAAAAGACAGTAAAGATATCTATAGGGGATATAAATGTGGAAAATGCGGATGTGGATTTCCTGCAATAGTTTATGCTCCTAAGAAATCTTGCCCTTTAGGAAAATGGTAACGGATGAAACTTTTAGATTTAAAGAATTCCAGGGTAATAATATCACCAGAAGCACTGATGATACCAGAATTCAAGAGTATCTGGGAAAAGGATAAATCTGAAGATAAAGAAAAAGCTTTAAAAGAGCTTTCATATATATATTTTACTTGTGATTACAAGTCTCCCTATCTTACTTCTATGGGAAAAGATAGGGTTAGGCTTGCAGTAGCTAAAGATTTTATGAAGGATTCTCATTATAAGCCTGGACCAGACATAGAGGAAGCAATTGAAAAATATAAAGATCTGCAGATTACTCCTTCTATGAGATTATTGGAAGCTTCTGTAAGGACAGTTTACAATTTGACAAGTTATTTAGAAACTGTAGATCTGCAGGAAAGAGATAAAGGTGGAAAACCAATTTATAAACCAACAGATGTTACAAACTCTCTTAAGTCGATTGGTGGGATTGTGGAATCCCTCAATAAAGTCCGAGAACAAGTTGAACGAGAACAGACAACTAAAGGTACACTTAGGGGGCAGAGGCAAAAAGGAAATAGAGAAGACCCAAATACATAAAGGAATGGATATATCAGTAAAGAATATTATAAAGGTTCTTAAAAAGAAGGGACATATGGTTTTTGAAGATGATTCAAAACCTTTTAATCTTAATCTCGTAGGAATACGAACTAAAGATGAGAGTTCAAATGCCTTTAATGACTGGATGGTGATCTTTTGGAAGTATGCAAAAGAGTGGAATAGCATGACATTTCCTATTACTACAGATCCAGGTCTTTTTTGGAGAGAATTTCCTATCAATACTAGGGGTACAGCTGTCCTAAAAGAGGGACAATACCGTGGAATGTGGAAAATTGCTAAACATCAGGGGAAATATGACGCATTATGCCAACGAAAAGCCTGCACAGTATTAAGAGATGATAATAAAGATGGTAAAGTAGACTTCACGGGTGAAGAGGATACGGGATTATTTGGAATTAATCACCATAGGGCTGGAAAATCCAGTACTCAGGTAGATAAGTGGAGTGCAGGATGCCAGGTGCAACCTAACAGAGCACTTTATGATATAGAAATGAGTATATTTAAGGCAAGTGCCACTATTTGGGGTAATAGTTTTACGTATACACTAATACACGAAAGGGATTTATAGAATGGCACATGACAATCATACAGATGTAAAGCATGGATTGGATTTAACAAAAGATACGGTTAAAGTATTAAGAAAAAAGTACTTGGAAGCGTTAGACTACAGAAGGAATTGGATAGATTTTCAAAATAAGAGGTTATCCAGAAATTTTGTAACTTACGTTTTAGCGTACTATGCAGAACCATGAGGTTCTGATGAACAACAAGGGAATAATAGTAGCTAAGTCCTGGGAAAAACTAGATCCCAAGATAGTGAGTCCTGTGCGACACACGGGTCAGGACTATCTTAAGTTTATCAATACTGATGTCTTTAGCGAGACCGCTAGATTCTACTTAAAACATAAAGTTTATACACATGCTCCTGAAGGCACAGCTGAATATAATGAGTTCTGGGATGAGCAAGAAGATAGATGTATAAATGGGTATATAGTTGGAGGAGTAAGGATCACGGGAGAGCATTATGCCTACCTTAACTTTGGAAGAATACTAGCTACAGTAAATACTGGTAAGCGTCAGCGTAAGATTGATACCTTTCCTAAGTTTCTGGACATGGATTATTACTGGTATCATGAACTAGAAGCAGCAGAAGAAAACGGTCAGGGGATGATCGTAGTAAAAGCCCGACGTAAGGGCTATTCGTATAAAAATGCCTTTGGTATGGTATGGCGGTACAATTGGTTTCCTAGTTCTATTGCTATATTAGCTGCTTTCGAGAAGACATTCTGGGCCAATACTATGGAGATGGCCAAGCACATGATCAACTTCTTGAATGATAATACTGACTGGAAGAAGGGATTTTTAGTTGACAGACAGGATTATGTTAAAAGTGGTTACATTGAGAAAGATCCGATTAGTGGAATATCCATTCAAAAGGGATATAAGTCGGAAATACTAGCTCTATCTTTTAAGGATTCTCCACATAAATCAATCGGACGTACAGCTGAGAGGATGTTGTTCGAGGAGGCTGGTGACTGGCCAGGACTCATGCAGGCATATCAAAGATCGTATCCATTATTTAAAGATGGTAATATAATGGTAGGTATCCCTATTATATATGGTACTGGAGGTAACAATCGAAGTGGTATAAACGCCGACTTCGAGGCTATGTTCTATAATCCATCGGCATATGGACTCAGATCTTATGAGAATGTATATGATGAAACAGCCGTCGGAGAAGCTGGGTGGTTTATTGATGATGCATGGTATAGAGAGCCTTTTGTGGATAAAGCAGGGAATGCTTTAAGAGAAGAAGCTAAAGAAGATATCCTTTTAGAGCGAGAGGAAAAGAAGAAAGCTGATCCTATGGCCTATAATCTTATGGTCACCCAGCACCCTAATAATCCTAAAGAAGCTTTTCTAAGAAATGAAGGAGCTGTCTTTCCAGCTGTGGAACTTTATAATGTGCTTGCCAAGCTTAAGTCTGATGAGAAGTACAGAAAAATCGCAACTCCTGGTATCTTATTTGAGGAGGAAGGAAAGATAAGATTCAGACCTGATCATGAAAAGAAACTAAATGCTATAATGAAGTTTCCTCACAGGCCAAACGATCCAGTCGATGGGGCTATAGTAATTTATCAACACCCTCCTGAAGATATGCCACACGGACTTTATAAGATAGGTCTTGATCCAGTAGCTTTTGATAAATCAGGAAGTAAATCACTGAATGCTGCTTATGTTTATAAATCTTATCAACGATTCGATTATGGATATGATGAGGTAGTAGCTGAATACGTAGGTAGGCCAGATAATATCGAGATATATAATAGAAATCTTGAACTTTTATCTGAATATTATGGTAGAGCAGAGATCATGTTTGAGAATGATAGGGGAGAAGTTTTAAGTTATTTTAAAAGGAGGGGTAAGTTGGGGCTTCTTGCCGATCAACCTGATAATGTAATCTCAAAAGTTATAGAAAACTCCACGGTATCTAGAATAAAAGGATGTCATATGAATGACAGAATGAAAGATGCAGGAGAGAAATACATATTAAGATGGTTATGGACAGAGAGAGGAAAGACAGAAGATGGAAGTTATATATATAATATGGATCTTATTCCTTCTGTACCTCTTTTAGAGGAATTGATAGCTTATGAAAGAATGGGTAACTTTGACAGAGTTATGGCATTCATGCAATTAATGTTTACTATTGAAGAACAGTATGATAGGGAAATAAAGAGAATACCAGATCCCCATCCTGCGGCAACTTTCTTAGTAAACAACATGAAGAATATGTTTAAGAAAAGATCTTTAGTAAATTAGCGAAATAAAAAATATATATAATGGCAACTTATTACTTTCCACAACAACGATTAACCAGAGCACAAAAAGTTAAAAATGATAATGCCTGGGGAAAACAAGTTCTTAATGAGGTAGAGAGATATTCTACTGATGTCTATTCTTCTTATATAGATGGTAAGTCTGAGTTTGAAAGAAAGCAAGTTAATTATGATCTTTTTAATGGGAAACTTGATGTAGCAGACTTTCAGTATGTATGTAATCCTTATGGGATGGGTACAGGAGGAGAGATGCCCGCAGAGTTACGACACTATGATATTATTTCTACCAAGTTACGGGTCTTATTTGGCGAAGAGATAAAAAGACCTCTTAATTTTAGGGTTATTACTACAAATCCAGAGGCTATAACGATGAAAGAGCAAGAGAAGGAAAGACTTTTAAAAGAGTATATAAATTCTCAAATAAATCAAAGGATAGAAGAAGATATAGCTAATAAGGTTTCTGAAATGGCTCCTGAAGAGTCTCAAGATCCTGAAGTGATGAAGAAAATCCAAGAAGAAGCTGCCAAAACCATGACTCCTCCAGACATAGAAGAGTATATGAAAAGGAATTATATAGATAATAAGGAGATTCTGGGCCAACAGATACTTAATTATCTTGAGAAACAACAAACACTGAGAGAGAAATTCAATAAAGGATGGAAGCATGCTTTAATATCTGGAGAAGAGATATATTGGACAGGGATAATTAATGGTGAACCTTCGGTGAAAACTGTTAATCCTTTATACTTTGATTTTGATAAAGATCCAGATGTAGAATACATTCAAGATGGAGAATGGGCAAGATATATAATGCGTATGACTCCTGGGTCAGTAGTAGATATGTTCGGAGAGTATCTTAGTGATAAACAAATCTCTGATTTATATACTGATGAAGCTGGAATGGGAGCATCTCAACCTTTGGGAAGTGAATCTTTTAACTATACTGATGAGACAGACTTCTTATGGGGTCAGGGAATTACTTATGATGCTTCTAATAATGCAAGATATATAAGAGTACTCCATTGTGAATGGAAATCTTTAAGAAAACTAGGATTTTTAAAGTACTTGGATGAGAATATGACTCCGCAAGAAATGATTGTAGATGAGACATATAAAATCAATAAGGATACAGGGGATATTTCAATTCGATGGGAATGGCTACCAGAGGTATGGGAAGGAACTAAGATAAGTGATAATGTATATATAAATATACGACCTAAGCCAAATCAATTTAAAGATATTGATAATCTTTATACCTGCAAGCTGGGATATATAGGAGTAGCTTACAATAATTTGAACTCTCGGCCAGTGTCTTTAGTAGATAGGATGAAGCCTTATCAATATCTATATGATATTATAATGTATAGGCTGGAAAGAGATCTGGCATCTGATAAAGGAAAGAAATTCTTAGCTGATATAAATCAGATACCAACATCTTTGGGTGTTGATATGGAGAAATGGCTTTACTATTTTGATACCATTGGGATAGCTTTTATAAATCCAAATGAAGAAGGAGCCCGAAACAAACCTTCTAATTTCAATCAGTGGCAAGCAGTAGATCTTAGTTTGGCCCAAACAATACAACAAAAAGTATCTCTTCTTGAATACTTAGAGGTACAATGTGGAGAGGTTGCAGGAGTAAGTAAGCAAAGAGAAGGACAAATAGGACCTAATGAGTTAGTAGGAAATACACAACAGGCTGTAGTCCAGTCAAGTCATATAACTGAAGAATGGTTTTATGCACACAATGCAGTAAAAGGTCATCTTCTAGAGGCCATGATAAATGTGGCAAAGGTAGCATGGGGAGAAGGAGAGCATAAAAAGATACAATACATTTTAGATGATATGAGTATTGAAATGTTAAGTATTGATCCTGAAGATTTTGTAGATTCTAGCTATGGTATTTTCGTTTCAGATTCTGCTAGGGACCAGGAATTGTTCTTAACTATAAAACAATTAGCTCATGCGGCTCTTCAGAATCAAACGGCAGAATTGTCTGATGTTATTAAGATGTTCTCTACTAATTCTACAGCAGAGCTTAAGGTTATTCTAGAGAAAGCTGAAGATAAAAGAAAACAAGAACAGGCCCAACAGCAACAAGAGCAATTACAGCAACAACAACAAATAGCTGCTGAGGTTGAAAAAACCAAACGACAAGAAATTGAAATGGATAAATATAAAGTTGATCAGGATAATCAAACTAAGATAGCAGTTGCAGAGATAAATTCTTTCAGAGGACAGATGGATCAGGATATTAATGATAATGGAATCCCTGATCAGCTTGAGATAGCAAAACTTAAAGAACAGGCTAGGGCTACAGATAGGAAATTAGATGTTGAGAACAGGAAACTAGATGTTAAGGAAAAGGAAATAAAAGGAAAAGAAGCAGTAGAGAAAGAAAAATTAAAGGTAGTTAGAGCAGAAAAAGCTAAAGATAGAAACGCTAAAATTAAAAAATAATGCCATACTCAAAATCACAACTCCGATGGGCTTTTGCCACTAATCAACCTTTTGCTAAGAAATGGGCTAAAGAAGTAAATTATGATTCTCTGCCTGAATCTACTAAGAAGTATGAGCATGGAGATAATGTTCAATCGGGATTTAAGAATGTTATAAAACAACCTGTAACCTTACAACAGCATAGAGAAAATCTAAATAAATTTAGAAAGAAAACTTATTTTGGTGAGAACTTTAGTGATCCTTTAATGAAGATACTCTTCAATCGTAATAATCAATTTATGTTACGTTCGGATCCTAATCAAAGATCTCATATGGCGGGATTTAAAAAAACTCTTCCAGGAGATATAGGAGCTGCTATATATGGAAGTACACCTGCAAAAAAGAATCCTTGGTATAAAGGCTTTATAGGAGGATCTATAGCTAAACAGTTTGGCGATTTTAATGCTAGTGTAGGATTAGAGAGAGAGATATTGTCAGGAAAGATGATACCTAAAGCTAATTTAAGATACACTAAAAGGTTTGATAAAGGAGGACATGCTCATCCACATACAGAGAAACCACAAATTAATTATGCTAGACAGGATAATACTAGACTTAGTGGATTTGGAGATGCTTATGCGGGAGAAACTAAAGAAACTGATTATACCAGCATTCCTACAATCCATGATGCTTTAGATCAGGCATCTTTTATTCCTTATGTTGGAGAAGCTGCCGATGTAGCTAATGCAGCTCTTTACCTTAAGAAAGGAGAGTATGAAAATGCAGCATGGGCTTCAGCAGGATTAGTATTGCCTTTTGTTGGAGGAAAAGCGTTAAAAGCAGGATATAAGGGAGCAAAGAAAGCTTTTTTAAAGCGTTTTGGAAAGGCAGATGATTTTGCTTCAGAAATAGACTGGGGAAAATGGCATAAAGAGATTCCAGGAGACGAAACATTAATGAAGGAATATAAGGCTATTGAAAAAGCTACTAAAGGAAATAAAACATGGATGACAAATCCTGATGGTTCTGCATTTAAAGGAACGCCTGAGCAATTTGTACAACAGCAAAGCAATAATTTTAAGAAAGCTTTTGGAGAATCTAAACTTTTAAATCCTGATGGTAGTCCTACAATACAATATCATGGTACAGCAAAAGAGTTTGATACATTTGATCCCAAGATGTTTCAAACAGGAGATAGTGGTTATTCAGGATTAGGAATATACACATCTCCTAATAGAGTAGGAGCAGAAAGCTATGCAGTATCTTCTGCTAAAAACCATACAGGAGAGATAAAGCCTACAGTAATGGAAATGTATGGATTAGGGAAAAATCCTATTAGAACTCATGATCTTCCTGAAGGATTTGATTTATTTGATTTTCATAGGCCAAGAAATTGGGCAGGAGATGTACCACTAGAAAAACAATTATTAGATCATGATGTAGCTATAAGAACTCAAAGAGGAGGTACACATATTGCTCCAGATCATATGTCTCATGAAAATGTATTTCCTACTAATACTCAATTAAAATCATCAACTGGAAATAGAGGAACCTTTGATATGCGTGATCCTAATATATATAAGAAGATGGGAGGACCCATAGAAAAGTATACTGAAGGATCTGATGTTACTCTTCCAGAAGCTAGTAGTATTTATGATCCTGATGCTACATATCTTCCTAAAGTAGATTATCTTAGTATGCCTCCTGCTACTGTATATGCAGATCGTACTTCAG